TCTCAAGAACGTACTGTAAATATTCAGCCAGCTCGTCTTGAATATCCATCTCTTTGTCTAAAACTAAAGTTGCTTCTGCACTTCGTCTAACTACTTTCTTATCTAACAGCTCGGAGTTTTTAACATCAGCCAAGTCTTGCATATCACCTTCTATCTCGTAGATAGTGTGGTCATAATCGGTTGCAATCATATCAGCTTCCGATGATACTGTTTTTCTGATTAGCTGAGGAAGCTCAAATGGCTCCCAGATCCAAGACCAATCATCTTCATTGATAAGTATGTATCCTGTATTTACTTTATTCCTATGAAAGGATGTTGTCATAGGACTGCCAGGATATACAATGTTTCGTTGAGTGTTACTATGTGCGTGAAGGTCTCCAGCAAAGACTACAGGGAAATCTTCAAATAAGTCTAAGTCAACTTCTGGTTTTACATGTGGAGGTATCTCACCTCGTACATGGGTAAATAGTGGATACTGTTTAGGGAAATGATCGAGTATATTCTTTTTATGCAACTCTGCATAGGGTAGAATACTAAATCCCATTTCCTTGTCTACATAAGAAATATCTACAATTTGTACTAGAGGGTTAATATCCCTACTTACTTGCTTTAGCTGTGTAAAGAATGTTCTATTCTTCTTAGTTGCTTCGTGGTTCCCATCATATATTATTGTTGGGATACGTACTTGTCTAATAAAAGTAAAGTATAACTCAAGTTCTTCCATATTAGGTAAGCGATCAAAAAGATCGCCCCCAATGATGTGCATATTACATAACTGTTCTATGTTATGAACTTGTTCGAAGAACATTTTATATCTTTCCAGCGACCAAGAAACTGGGACATTCTTCTGTCCCAGCTTAATGTGCCAATCAGCAGTAAATAATATCATCCTATGCGTTCCTTCGGAGAGGGTACTGTATTTCATAAGTATCTACGTCTGCGTATACAAGCTCTATTGTTAGCTGTGAGGCTTTCTCAAACTCTTTCTGCGCAGCTTTTAATACTCTATTAATTTTACTTCCATCGGCCCTTCTAGCAAGGCATTTGACATCTACATACCGTGTTTCTCCTGTTTCAAGATGTACAGCAACCAAGTCTACAAGACCTTGACTTGTATCTTCCGTAAATACTTGGTACCCTCTCTTTATCAAATCGGCGTGTACTAGCAAAGAAGCAACTACCCCTCGGCCATGCTTTTCATAGCTCATCCTACGTTGAACTCAGCTTCTAGTGCAGCTTCGTCAACATTGTCAGGCTTTGCGGCCCCGTCGCGGATTCGATCAAGAAGCTCTTTCTGAGCATCAGGAGTAGGTCGTGGCATTACGTCATCCATAGAGCGTAGATCAGCAATCAAAGAAAGCTCATCTTCTGATAAAGGACGAGACTTGCACTTTAGTGGCTGAAGTTGGTATTCAACATTCCACTTTTGGCTGCCTGTCTTTACACGCTTAAATTGAACGTCCCAACCTGCTTCTACATCAGTAGGGTTTCCTAGACCATCTTTAGAAGCGCCGATGATCTGCTCAAACAGCTTCTTCTTCATGTTTACTACTTTTAACTCTCCATTGTGGATGCACTGCATTGCGTAGCTCCAGCCACACTTTAAGTCAGGGTAGTATTCTTTTACCCAGTCCTTCTCAAGATTGTTAAATCGTTCTGCGTTTCGATCAAAAGACAAACACTCGAAAGGAATGTTCTTATCGTTCTCGCCTTTAATCCAGTATACGTACCTAGCTAGAATATCTCCTACTAAGCGGAAGTTCTGCTCTCCATCTACAAACTGATAGCTTACCAGTCGATCTTTTTGTGCAGAACCTTTTGAATCATTAAAATTAAGTGCCATATTAGTGTATCTCCGTTGTTTTTGGGCTTCCTTCGTACAGAAAGTGAACATCGTCACCGTCTATAGAAAGTAGACTATTGTTGTCTATGTATTGTAAAATTTCATCTGGTGTATGTAAAACATCTAAAGTGATCTTCTCATACGCGTGGTAATCGGCCAGAGGCCGTAGTGCTGCCATTGCTACATACACAGCTACATCTCTATAACTATGTTTATAGCCATTATAGAGCAGCAATTCTGGGTGTACCAGAAAAGACTGCCCTTTAAAGTTTAGTTGTGAATATTGATATATAGGATCGTATTTGTTCCTTGGAATTTTGTTTTCGAGCATTACTTTTAAGACTCGGGTGATTTCCACCGGATCGCCTTGCGTTGTAATGAATATTTTTTTCCAATCGTAAAGTAACATATATTATACTAAAAAATGAGGTTAATGTCAAGAACTATTTTTTATAGCTGTCTTATGTGGTAGCCTTCCTTCATGTAGTATCCTATTCTGTTGGAAGCTTGGCGCTCTGCTGTGTTTCCCTTTAGGTGAATATCTACAATTTTGGGGTCTCTTTTTCCTTCTTCGAGTCTGATGACTCGACCGATAAGTTGTGTGAGTAAAGGCTCGTTGTTAATAGGAGTACCAAGTATGAGGCAACTAAGCGAATTAACTGATATGCCTTCACTGAATATCGACTGAGTGCCGAATAACACTTTTTTCTTTCCGTACAAGATTTCATCTATTAGTTCCCTCCTTTCCTCATGGGGTACCTCACCCGTAACACAAACTGCTTTTTCACCAACCAATTCGGCGCAGGATTGTAAAAAATGTACTCGATCGCTTACTACCAGGACTTTATGTCCCGCCTCGGCATAAGAAGCTGCTAGTATTGATACGAGTTCTCTATATTGCTGGTTATTTCCTAGGGCCGTTACTTTATTTGCCCAAGGTGTACGAGTTCCATCAGGAAAACGAATATCTGTTCGCACAATATCAATACTGGGAACCATATAGTTTTCTTTTGGTGGCTTAAACACCTTGTTTCCAAAGTAATCCCTAAATACAACATGCTTTCCATCCTTTCTTTCTATAGTGCCAGACAAACCAATCTTATATCTTGCATAGTTTGTGTCCAAAATTCTGGAAAAGGTTGGGCTAGATACGTGGTGCATCTCATCTAGCATAATAGTACCGAATTCTTTAGCAATATTAGGCACTCGCCGGTATAAACTCTGAATATTCCCTATAACAATAGGAGGTTCTATGTTAAACTGGCCGCTGCCTATGATTCCAGGCTCAAATCCGTATACTTTTCTTACTTCTTCTACCCATTGAGTCCTTAGAGCCGTAGTATGGACTACTACAAGTGTTTTTTGCCCTAATTTCCCCGCTATGGCCAACCCCGTAAAGGTTTTACCCCAAGAAGTCCATGCATTGATAATAGAATTATCTTCTAACTCATCATACACCTTCTTCTGAGACTCCCTAAGCTCGAATTTAAACTCAGGAAGCTCTACGGGCTTGACTATTCGCCTATCGACTATTTCATAGCCTTCAGGAATTAAATCTACCCTTCCTACTGGTATAGTTACTAGGTCAGAGCGTACTCTAGCCATGTTTTTTATAATAATAGGAGGATCTTGTGGATTAGGGGCAGGAACTTTGTATGTAAGCTCTTTAGACAAGAATTCTTTGTATTCTTGTGTTACCTCTAGGTAGATTTTATTGCTTATTACAGCTTTCATTCACATTCCTAAATCTTCTTTAGCCATTATATACTGTTTTACGAAACCGCTTCGTACAATATCATTAACGGTGAAGTCAATCATATCGAACTCGTCCATCTGACTAAGGATTCGCATAAACTCGGGTAGTCCTGACTTTTCTCTACTTTTCTCTGAGAAGTCAGTTTGTTTAAAGTCTCCACAAAATACAACTCTACACCCTTCACCAATTCTGGTAATGATAGAGTCTAATTCATGGAATGACATGTTCTGGCATTCGTCGATAATGATAGTAGCATTTCTAAGAGTAACCCCTCGAATAAAGGAAGTAGTCATAAAATGAACTGTACCTTCACGCTTTTTAATTTCATATGCATCTCCTCTTCCGAATAGCTCATTACAAATGTTCTTGTAAGGCTCTTCATATACAGCAGCTTTTTCTTTCTCACTGCCTGGGAGGAAACCCATATCTCTAGTAGACACCGAACTTCGTATAATCACTATCTGATTATATAGACCTTGGGAAATATCATCAAAGGCTAAATACAGAGAAATATAAGTTTTACCTGTACCAGCAACTCCATGCATTACTAAGTGTCTATCACTATGAAACGCTATCTGTTGGTTCTGGGTAAGCGGTTCTATCTTATTTAACACTAAGTTCTTATCTACTTGCCTATTTATCTTTGATCTAGCCATTTAAGTCCTTAAACTTTTCTACGTCTGTCTCTTTGGTATTCCTCAGAGTATTCGTAGAGCATCCACGGAAGATTCCGTAAGTGTAATAGCCCTGCCCACTTCATTTCTGCTGGTGGAGGGCGCGGCGTGGTGAAAGGTTGTTTAACACCCTGCAGCCACAGTAAACAAGCATGATCTTTGAGATCGACTTGTTTTATCTTTAAGTACTTTAAGGTACAGTACTTAGTCTTTTCGTATATAAATGGTCTTCCAGAAGAATCTATGTATATCCTAGTAGTCTGCTTTAAAAGACCTCTATGATTACTAACCATTTTATTCAATGGCATAAGATTCTCGTGTGGTGTCTGTAGCCTTCTAGCACCCAGAGTAAGTCCAGGCTGGTTTTTATCGTCTAATAGTTCACCGTCTAAAAACAAAAGCCCGTCTGCTCTATGCCAGTTACTAGAAGGAAGCTTGAATATCGGAAACTTTATCTGTGAAATCTGACGATAAGTTACTATCAATTGGCTCTCCATTAACCATAAGCGAGATGTTACTAGCCCCGTTATCTTTAAGAAAGTCTACGTACTCCCAAGGGTTTCCGTAGTTAATCTCTTCCGATCGCACGACGCCGTCTTTACTAGTCCAAGTAAGCAAGGGCTTGCTCTCCATATATTTTTTCGAATTTTCCATCTGAGTAATCTTCATGTGTAATTTCAAAGTCACACCCAATAGGGGTTCCTGGTATGCTCATACCTCTATCCATTTGTACATAGTATGCTAACTTCTCTTTGTACTCATCTACTTCTTCATCTGGCACTTCTGCCAGTATAGAGTCATGTACTAATGCAAATATACGAGACTTCATATTATGGGCTTTGATATGTTGGTGCATATCAATTGCACCTAATAAGTTAATATCACTAGCAGTAGACTGCACCAAAAAGTTAAGACCAGACCTAATGCTATGAGACTTGATGCCTTTATCTTCGGAATTGACATTGGGTAATCTTCTCTTACGTCCAAAAAAACTGTAGTCAAACCCATTTTGCTCAATAAACTTGTGCCTTTGATCAATCCAATCTTTCAGCGTTGGAAACGCTTTGAAGTAATCACTAATGGTTTCTACAGCATCTTGCATGGAAAAATATTTTCCGGTTTCTTTAGTTACTCCCTCAGAGAGAGCTACAGGGCCTTGTCCATACAAGATACCAAAACTTACTGCCTTGGCGGCCTGTCGTTTGTCTGGGTATATATTTTTTACTTCTGAGACTTCGCAAGGCAAACCAAATACCCTATGGCATACCGTACTGTGGAAGTCTCCACCAGATTTAAACACTTCCATTAGTGCTTTATCTTGCGACAAAACTGCTGCAACATACATCTCTGCTGTAGTTAAGTCCATTGCGACAATCTTATGGCCCGGGGCAGCTTTAATACAGCCCTTTACTGCTGGATTGTCGCGAGGTAACTGCTGCATATTTAGCTTTCCACTAGATGATAAACGACCACTAGTAGTGCTATGCAAGTTAAAACCAGTGCGAAGTCGGCGATCACCATCCAGTTGGGGGATGATTTTATCCAAGTACGTATTCTTGATTTTACTTTTTTGTCTAATATTGAGAATAAGTTCTGGAACATCCGACTGCCCCGCCAATTCTTTAAGTACTTCTGCATCTGTAGAGTCTGCTCCTGTGCCAGTTTTCTTGCCCGTGGGATTAAGACCTAAGAAGTCAAATAGTAACTTACGTAATTGAAGGGTACTATTTGGATTGAACTCCTTGCCTTGAATTTCCTCAAATTTAGATACTTTAGGGTTTTGGTATAGCTTAGAGATAGCAGCATCAATATCATCCTGCATAATCTGTTGTGCTACATATAACCTATCCTTATCGAACGGTACACCATTATCCTGCACATCAATAAGAAACCTAGTACCTGGGATTAGCAACTCGTTATACACCCGCTCCAGCTTTTTATTCTGTTTAATTTTTACAAACTTCTCAAACAGAGTAAATGTAGCTAGTGCATCCATTGCTGCATACGTTTTCATAACATCAAATGGAATAGATCCCCACTGAAAGTCTTTCTTTAGAACTCCTGTTTCTTTGCGATAGTTGTCCATCCACTCATACATTGGCTTCTCATAGTCGCCCCAAGGGGTGTACTTTAGAGTTAGCTGTTTCAGTCCATGAGTTCCAGGGTTCTCATCAATTAAGTAATGAAGTAGCATAGTATCTTCAAAATTAGGAAACTCGAAGTTAAAATGATACTCAAAGAAAGCAACGTCAAACTTAGCGTTATGAAATATTACTGATTTTTTATCAAATAACTCTTGTAGCAAACGCTCTGTCTCACTACTAAAGCAATCGGTATCAATATAAGCGCCACGGACACCATCGTAACATAAAGAAATACCAAGCATATACCCGTCTCGCGGATATAAGCCGGTAGTCTCTGAGTCAAGTGCAATATATGGCTTGGGATGCTTAATAGCCTCTCTAATAAACTCATTAGCCTTTCCTGTATCTTGAATACCAAATGCTATACTCTCGTCGATAATTACATCTTCGATTTCACCATTGATATACCCAAGTATACCCTTCTTGGAATCTTCCCAAGTTCGTCTAGCTTCTGGTTTAAAAGCAAGCATTGCAGGGTTAATTACAGGCAAAAACTTACCTTCTACTTTCTTACCAGAATACTCTGTAACTGAGTTAAGTTTAGTAAAATACTTTAGTGCATCAGACCCTACTAGAATAATCCACTCGTAAGCATCTGGGTTAAAATCTATATCTACATCTCGTTTAAGAACCTTTTTAATTGATGGATCTGAACAGAGCTGGTACTGGTCAAATTGAAATGCTCCATCAAACTCTTTTACAAAGTTAGTTCTACTAGGTTTCGTCTCTATTAATGCGACGTTAGGCATATAGTTTCCTCTTTAGTTTCTCGATTTGAGGTATTGTAAGTGCTCCAGGGTCTGTTCCCTTTAAGTGAACATTTCTGGATATGAGATCAACTTTCTCGCACAGTTCTTTTACTTTCTCAGAAGCTTTCTGTCCTGCTTCGTCACCGTCAAAGAATACATCTATTCTAGTGACTCCCTGCATACTAAGCATCTGTAGTTTTTCTACATTTATATTGTTTGTTCCAAAACAACATACTGCATTTGTAAGTCCTTTATCATGCAGATTTATCATATCGTATATACCCTCTACCAGAATAACACTACTCTGTATAGGTGTTACGATAGGAAACAAGGGCATCTTAGCCTTAGATGGAGTAATCATATACTTAGGTACTCCACCGGACATATGCCTACCATTAAAGGCTACAATCTTACCGGATATGTCCTTTATAGGAAATACTACACGGCCTATGTGATCCTTTTCATGGTGCTGGAATGTTGAAAACTTTCTATAAGTCTCAGGCTTTATGTCCCTCCAGTTACCGATATAAGGCATATATCCTGGAGGCATCTGTAGCCCAACACTAGAAGCGGTTTTCTCTAGTATCTTTCTTTTGAGGTTTTCCCTCTTTAATTGTAGAGAACTTGTTTCCTCACCATAAAAGTTAAAAACGTTTCCTTTAAAACCACAAGAAAAGCAGTTGAATACACCAGTTATCTGGTCTATCCTCATGCTAGGATTTTTATCTTCATGCTCCTCATTAAGGCAACTTACTATAAGATCCTTGCCTTTGGGCATAAAGTAAACATCTTTACTGGTTAAAAGTTCTTCTACGTTCATTCCTGCTCGTCTTCCAATATTTCTACTTTATCGGCTAGACCATCTAGCTGGCGGTCTAGGTCATCATATACTTCCTGCATATTTGTAGTAAACCTATACGCATAATACTTGGATAAGGTAGCCATATGGGTTTGTGCCTTAGAGTAGTCTTGTATAAACATATTCTGCTGTACTTTGTTAAACAGCTCTTTAATCTCATCCACTAGTTATATCCTCTACCATTTGAGTCTTTTCAGTCGTTGGAATGTTATTACTACTTCTGTATACACAGCTAATAGTTGCATTTAGAGTTAATAGTTTCTTGTCGGGTTCAGACATAAGTAACCAAGATTCAGGCCCTCCAAAGCTACAACGAAGGGGTAAGCCCCCGAAAGGGCAGGTAAAAAAGTATTCCATAATGTTAAAACTTTTGTCATAGACTTCATACTCAAATACCGCTAGAGTCATCTTCGCATCCTACTTATATCTACCATTTCTTGTTCGTTTATGACTGGGACTGCGTTTGATTTGTGCATTGTGGCAATACCCTTAATGAGGTTTCCTGTATACCGTGGAGTGTCCACTCTAGCGGCAACTCCATTTGAATCGGGGGCCGATAAGTATTCAGTAGTTTCTCGCCTGTAAGATGTTGGTGTATTATTAGATTGTCTTGGTTCTCTAATATCTTGGTTATTGACATGCGAACGCCTAGACGATACAGCGCCTGTTTTAGTTCCAAGACGCTTTTTCTTTCGTCCGCTGTAAGTGTATCCCAGTGATCCATTAATTACTCCCATAATAAAAAACTCCCACGATTATTTCAAGACATATTATATCAGAAACAACAGTGAGAGTCAAGAGTTATTTTTACTTAGAGGTCGTCAATACTTTCGCCAGTCTTATGTGCAGAATCCTCTCTTTGATCCGGAGTCATTGCAGACTCTGGGCCCATCTTTAAGGTCTCCCAATTCATGGTAGACGTAAAGTCAATAGGGCTATCATTTCGTATCTTTACGCACTTAAAGGTAACACAATTATCTTCGTGATCCCAAGGCTCTAGTGCAAAGGCAGCATCAGCAGCATCAAGAATACCTTTAGCGAAGCGAGCCTCACCACTTGCATCAGTCTGATAAGGACTGAATACAGGTACTTTGTATTCTTGTGCCATTGATTTTAACGCCTTACTTACCTCTATCTGTTCTGTCCAGTCATACTGGCCCGCGCGTGAAGGGCCATTCGAACGCTTGACTTGGTTTATATAATCAACGATTATAACACCTATGTCCATCTTGGTTTTGATCTTAGTTTCCAACTCTGCCCGTATCTTACCAATAGTAAGAGAAGGATCATAAACTACGTCAAGCTGAGTTTCGGGGACTAGCTCGCAAGTAGTAGTAAGTTGCTTGTGAAACGAATCAAAATCTCGATGTTCTCTGTATTCTTGAAGGAGTTCTTGGCCACGATTAAAGCGACCTGCCCACCATCCAGCTACACGTTCCCACTCCGCAATGTTTAAGTTGCGTTTACGCAATCGCGCTTGCGGTATTCCTGTACTAATAGAACATAGACGTTGAAGAATTGCTCGGGAGTCCATCTCAATAGTGAAATAGATTGCTGACTTGCCACTATCATAGACACTATTGGCGATATTCGCACAGGTTAGTGACTTACCGGAGCCTCTCTTACCACCTACGAGAATCAGATCAATCGGGGAGAAAGTTATCTGAGAATCATAGTCAGCATTAAGGCCCAAGGCTAGATAGCGCCCGAGGTCTTCTTCATCCTCGAAAAGAGTAATGCGTTGCATACTCTCACGAGGCTCTTCAAGTTCAACCTCTTCTTTTACCTTTACTATAATTTCTTCTAAGTGTTGTACTGATTCCTCAGCACTCTCAAAAGATATAGATTCATCTACGTACTCCTCAAGATGTTGTAATACTCGTCGCTGAGTAAACTCGTCCTTTAGATATTGAAGAAGAAGATAAGGCTCAGCATCTACATCGAGGCTTTCTATCGCATAGATTTTCTCTAGCGTAGTTGAGTCTCGGGTAGATAGCTTGAGTTCTTCGAGGTCGGGGAGCTTATGGAAAGTCTCGCAATGTTTATCAATAGCTTTAAATAAAGAATGATATTCAGAGGGCAAGTAGTGCTTACGCAAGTAACTCCAGGTCTCAAAGTCCTGAAGCATAAGTACTTGCTTGATTAGCGCACTTGCAACGTTCAATTAGCTCTCCCCGACGAACATGAAAAAAACAACCGCAACGACCCCGCTACGGTTGCTTACAAACAAACCCTACTGAATATTACTCAGCAGCTTTTGCCTTCTTGAGACCATCGTAGTCGGCGGCAACCAACTGTCGACGGGTCAACATAGTTTTAACTCCACGAGCAGTTTTTACAGGGTCACAAGCCGCTGCGATCTGCTCGACAGTCATAGTAGAAATGTCACCAAGCTCAGCAAAGGGATCTGCCTTTGAGGTGCCCTTGACATTAGCTTGCTTAGGCATAGCGTCGATAACACCAGCACGAGTCATGCTAAGAGTCTTACCACGAATGCTAGGAACGCTTCGGCCCAACTGCTCTGCAATGTCTTCCATAGACGCGCCGCTAACTACGAGAGAAGCAATCTGAGTCTCTTCATCGTCAGAGTAAGTCTTAGTAGTCTCAGCTTTAGGGGCTGGCTGTACGTGAGCAGTCAGTTGCATAGACAGGATCTTGCCCTGAATAGACTTGGCAGAGAAAGCTCCGCCTTCGAAGTGCTCTGCAATCTGTGCATAGGTGTAGTCGCCGCTATTGTTCTCTACAAAAGTTTGCAGAGTAGCTTCTTGCTCAGGCGTAAAGGCTTTAGCCTTGTTTCGCTCAGATGCAAGTTCTACAACATAATCCATTTTACGCAGCTTGCTAGAGATAGAACGAGGAGTTGTCTCCAAGCGCTCAGCAGCTTCTGCTACAGTTTCTTGTGTGATAGGTGATTCATTGCCTACAAAAGATCGAAGATCCTCTGTACGCTCGTCAGTCCACTTAGGTAGTGCCATATTAATGTTCTCCGATAAAAGTTTTAAGGTTAGTTATTATTTGCAAGCCGTTATCTCTGGCTTGCTTAGTTTTTGCAGACTCTATACCACTCTCATTAACAAGGATAGTTACATCCTTAGTTAAGGAAGACTTAACGGTATATCCCAGTCCGCTCAATAGTGTAGCAGCCTCTGCCTTATTCTTAAAAGAACTTAGCTTACCAGAAATACAGACTGTACCCCGGGCAGTAGAAGGCTTACTAGACTTCTCGAACGCATAACTGAAGGGCAACGCCCCGTCATAAAAACCATAATACTCTCTCTTTATCCAATCTAACAAGTTTTCTGTAGCCTTCGGCCCAAGTCCTGCTCGCTCGCAACTGTCTGTGTTTATCTCAAATAGATTATTAACTACTGTAGACAGCTTCTCAGTGGCAGATCGACCGATTAGAGGTATACTGAAAGCAGGTAGAACTAGATTAAGAGGTGCATCTTTTGATTTTTGTATCTCCGCGTAGAGTCTTTCTGCAAGTCTCTTTGAGGATAGAGCTACTGCTATCTCGTCTTCAGACAGGGAATATAGTTGGTCTATATCTACAATGTCTAATTTTGAGATAGCAGCAGGGCCAAGACCTTTGATTTTCATGGTCTTAGCAAAGTGCTCTAATTTCTTGCTACTCTGAGCTGGACAGCTAGAGTTATAGCAATAAAGTAAGTGATTAGACCATTCAAGAACAGAACTGCAACTAGGGCAGTTAGTAGGTGCTTGGATGCTCGTCATACGTAATTCCTCAAACTTGAAAATATATTATACTGAAATCCGAACAAAAAGTCAAGATGTATTTTTTTAAAGGTCACTAGTCGATTCTACATACAACACGGGGTATTATGTCCCCGCTACGAATGACTTCGACCTGGCAGCCGAGTTCTAAGTTTAACCCTTCGATATACTCAATGTTATGCAGCGTGGCTTTTTGCACTACCGCACCATCAATATCAACAGGCTCAAGTAGAGCTACCGGACTTACTACTCCTGATTTACCAACTTGCCAGATGACGTCTATCAGTTTCGTAATTACACCTTGCTTCTGTTCTTTTAGAGCAAATGCTCCACGAGGATGGTGAGAAGTATACCCAAGACGGGCATACTCCTCGTTGTTATCCAGTCTATATACTAAACCGTCGTGTGGATACTCTGGCCAATCTCCGTCGAAGATGGTTTTGAACCCTTGTGAGGACAAATAAGCCATTACTTCGGAGTACGTAGATTTTGCAGGCTTACTAGAAGTCTGCATATCGTACGCAATAAAAGAGAGCGGTCGTTCGTTGAACTCTTGCATGTCTTTTAGATTGAGTGACCCCGCTGCGACATTACGAGCATTCGCAATATGCTTTGGGCAAACTACTTCTCCAGTAATCTGCACAGTCTCTTTAGTATCTATAGTGGAAGGCACCAGTGTGGCTAACTTATCTGTAATATCTCTACCAAGCTTACCGTCCCCACGAGTGAGGCCCAGTTGTAAAGTTTGGTTAGAGTACAGCAAAGATACAGCCGCCCCGTCTAATTTGGAGGTAACATGACACTGCTCTACATCAAGAGGCGCTTCGTTAATATCGAAACACTTTTGTAGTGAGTACATGGGTATCAAGTGGGGTAAGCCGTCAGTAATTGAGTAGCCCACCTTACTATTTCCATACAGCATCTCTAGTCGATCATATTCTTCATCCGACATAACCGGACAACCAGAATAATAACAAACTTGAACATACTCAAGAAAATCTTGCATACAATACTCTCCAATTAAGAATAGTAATTATACTGAAAAACGCTCAGAAAGTCAAGAATTATTTCTAGGTAAGGTATATATTATCTAGCTGCTCTTTGAACTGCTTTTCTAGAATATCTTTGCTTTCTGCCAAGGACAGAATCTCCACCAGGCCAGAAAACAACTCTCGACTATTATTGAAGTCCAGGGGCATTGATACGCCCTCTTTTGTGGGCATCCACTCTTCATCAAAGGTTAGATAGTATTTCCTAATGCTAAGGTACTCTACTCCACGAAACACGTTTATAGTAAGTCTAAACTGCATTTCTTTTACTTCATCGTAGTGTAATAGCCTCTCATATACGTCAGTAGATTCCTGCAAGTCCATCATCTATCTCCATTTTTAAGAATGGAAGCCAGAGGAACTACACTAGTAACATTAGCAGGTTTTAATAGACGATAAGAGTCCGTGTCCCAGCAAAAAGTTAGAAGGGTTGCATCAGATTCTTTAGCTCTGTTTTTCTTATTCTGTATGTAGTTAGTACTAAAGTCTAGAGTACATACGTTGTATTTTAGCTTATTTGATTTCTCACTTCTATACGTAATAATGGCATCGCCGTACTCACGTATTAGATTTGCTAGGTCTTCCTTTTTCATTGGTACTCCTTTTGATATAAGGTTAGCAAAATCTTTTACCGTACATAATCAAAAAGTATATATGAAAAAGCCCCCAGGCTAGTAGCTGTGGAGGTTAAGGTAGGGCTGGGGTATTAGCCCCTTCTTTTATCGACCGACACGCCCTACGGATGCCGTACCGCCCACTTTGATAATACTAGAAAGATGCAAAATGAGGTAACTCACTCTCTAGTCCAATGCGCTTAATTACGCGGCATTGATTGCGCTCAGCACTCCAGTAAAATACTGGGCTGCTTTACCAGTCAATTTGCTTACGATCTCCTCGTCTACTTCTTGACCAGCATCGGTGATAGCGGCTACCAAGGCATCCTGTGCGGCTTGCTTTGATACTCGGGTACCACCTGCTCCACCAGAGGCTTGTGCTTTACCAGCAGCAGGAGCCTTCTTTACGTAGACTTCTGCTTTGGTAAGGATCATACGAACACCGTTAGGTGACTCGTCAAGCTCGGTGGCGATTTCTTTTACAATCTCCATTGAATTTTCGGGGGTAGGTTGAGCTGCTTCGTACATAGATACAGCCTGTGCTTTCTTGTCGTCGTCCCACGCCATTTTACGCTTCCTTCTTTTTTGAGTTAGTTTTGCACCTGGACAGTCTCCAGTTGCTTTGAGTTGTTGCTGATAAAATCTGTCAGACATTTTTTATGCCTTTCATCACTTTTGAATACATATTATAACGGATTGACCAAAAGAAGTCAAGAATTATTTTTAGATACGTGATAAGTTTACCCCGTACTTCTCCAGATGAGTAAGCTTGCCCAAATCATATGCGAGGGAAAAAGCCTTGTAACCGCCCATCTCTACGCTAGTCCACATCTCTTTGCTGTTATCTATTTCCTCTACTATCCATATAGAGTAACATTTGCTGGAGTACTTATTCTCATAGTTTACATCACTAAGCCCGGGTTTCTCTGCTTGGTAGTCTACTGAGAATTCCTCCTCAATGATAGCTGTTTTATGGTGCTTTGCAGACCAGACTATTTCTCCTTTGGAGAAGGTTTCTGCGACACATTCTTCTGGGATATAGTCGCAGTTAATTTCATCGTCGTCTCCCCGTGAGAATTGAGGAACCCCGACTCGATCGAGTATTCCTTTAACAAATCCTGGGGATCGGTACATTCCTTTTGCGACTTCTGCAACGCTTTCTCCTCGGAGATACCCTGTAACTGCTTCGCCAATCTCAACATTTGAAGCTGCTTTGCCTCGATTTTGTCTCTTACGTGTTTCGATATAGCTAATTTTATCTTCGTAATCATCAATAATTCTCTGAAGCCGTGCTGTATTATAAGATATATTTAATACCTCACACGCTTCCTTCTTGGTAATAGGTTTCATGCCATCCGTAACTGGATTCAAGAGGGTTATCACTTTCTGTATATTCGATGATGACAGGTTCTCGTAGTCCTTCTTCTTTACTTTCGCCACTTAATTGATCCTCCAGTTTAAATAGTAAGCAACAAATAGCATGTGCTAGATGAGACATATCTGTTTCTTCGTCGTTCTCTTCACCGCTCATATGTGCAAGAAGGTGGCGCATAGCTGCACTTGTATACCGCTCTTGCAGAGAGTCTAGATTTTTCCAATTATCAGGAGAGTACTTATTAGCTCCGTAAGTTAGTACCTTACCTACTTCTAGCGTGGCTAGGGGTGGTAAGAGGTACATATCCGGCTTTTTGCCGTCATACTTTACTCCTTCCATAGCAACGCGCTGATTGCAGACAGCACCTCATTCATCGTGTTGTGAATTGTAATCCTGCTTTCTTCGTCGTACCACTCAAGAATGAATCCGTTGTCTGCATTTCGTACTGTTATCTCAGTTACTTTCATCGTTTTGTACTCCCGTAGTATTGTACTGCTAATGTGACTGCTATCCATCCAATTACCGCTATCCAAGCCAGCTGATAATCAGTCATCTTTACACTTCCTTAGACCTTGAGGGTCTGGATCGTTTGGCAGCCAGATGGGTTTTGTTAGGTCTACCTTTTTAGGTTCCTCACTCATGACCTCGTTAGTTTGCCATTGACGTCGCTGATTTTGTTGCCGCTGCCTTACTCTTTGTTGATGTTCCATTTACCAAAACCCCCCTTCTTAGTCGTCCTCTGAATAAACCCAAGTCAGTATCCCTATAAACACTAGAACTACAATTGTAGTAACCGCTATCTCAAGATTATTCATCTTCTGGCTCGCAATACCAAGGCCCACTATCTTGAGGAGAATACCACCACTTCTCTTCTGAGGCATTTGAACAGTGGGAAGGAATGCCAAAGCTATCCCCTCCTGTCATAATTTCTCCACAAACAGGACAAACATCATCCATTCGGAGCCTCCTCAATCCAAGCATCAAACTGTTCTAGAGTAACGCCGTAGGATCGTTCAAACCTACGACCAACAGTTTCTATGTCACTAACCTTGCCGAAAGGCTCAGTTGCTCCTACAGATACGCTTACTGTTTTAGTTAGCCACTCCACTTCGTACATAGTGCTCATCATTTGGCCTCGTATGGCCCTTAGTTCTGCTTTATTTATCATTTTGCGGTAATCCTCTTTTCGTAGTGTACAAACTGACTTACTCTAGGCACTGACTTATGTGGTAGAGTAACAACTTCGTCGCAAGTGTCACAGACTCCAACTAGCACATTTGGTACTGTGGCTGAGCCGTCCGACAAAGGAACGTTCCTTCTTTGATACGTTGTCGATACCTTCCCTTGGCATGTTTCGCAGAGCGCGTTTCCTTTATTTATCATTTTGCGGTGATCCTCTTTTCGTAGTCAGCAAGAGACTCATCCCACCAACTGGGACGCTCTCGATGTGACCAGGATGCGAAGGTTGCCTTATCAAGATGATAATAGTCACGATAAGACTGTATAGGATTGTCATAGTCTTTGAGTATTTCAGGCATCGCAAGTCCAAACGTGGTAAAACCAACTCGTTTAATGTTGACTGGTTCGGGCAGTTTGTTGATGACTTGCCAAAAGGATTTGTGTTCCTTTCCATATCTATATCTAAATTCCTCCGCTAGAGCATGGGCATAACACCATGTCCACTCATAGTTGTCTAAAGATGATCGTGTCCATATCGTGCAAGGATGATTGTACATCATGCCAAGATAAGGTGTGAGTTGTCGTTCTTCGGGCTTGAGAGGTTTCTCAGCCTTTTTGTATTCGTTCAGCACTGCAGCCTCATCTTTTTCAAGAGCACGAGGTACAAAGCCGAGAAGTGTATCTACCCAGATAGCAGTGCATAATAGCTGTGCTGCTTCGAGTATCATCTTGTTTACATGCTTATCGACATGCGCTTCTGCACATTTGTCTAAATCTTCGTCTAAATAAAATAAATTCAATGCAATACTCCCATCTGAAAGTATATTATAAAAGAAAGCGAAAGAGAAGTCAAGATATATTTTCTAGTCTACTCATTAATCTTTCGGCTCGATTCTTCACTTGATGGTACCATAGTGAGTCTCGACCCTCTTTCGCTGCTTTGTTCCAGTTTCTCTCATTGAGAGCCGCAATAAACTTAACAAATTGCGAAAACCTAGGGCGACCTAGATTAAACATCATAT